TCGAGATCAATAAGCCGGATGTCGCCTGCACCATCGCAGCGATGCACAAGCGCTACGAGGATCTGTGCGGCGAGTACCTGTTGCTCAAGGCGCTGATCGAGCAGCACTACTACGGCTACAACCAGCGGATCGAGAAGGCGCTGAAGCTCAACCACTACTTCGAGCTTCTGTCGCGTCCGGCCGCAGCCAACGACAATAACGAAGACTTCGAGAACGAAGACGACCTCGATCTCGAAGAGGCTGCCTAACTCAACCGGAGCGCAACATGATTGCCAGCGTCATCACTGACACGTCGATCTTCTTTATCGCCAAGGGCCGGCCATGGACCTTGGCAGTCGATCACCCGGCGTTTTCCCGGGTGAAGGCTCTTCTGACCGCAGGGTCTGAGGATGAGGACGAGGTTGTCCGCCTCACGGACGTCCGGGTGGCAGTGAACGATGCCACCGAAGGACGGGCCGTCCTCCAAGAGGAAGGCCTGTTCCTGGACGGCGAGCAGTTGCCTCCGGCCTGGCACGCCAAAGCCACCAGCGAGCCCGACGCCATGCGCGTCCTGATCGTGAGCCCGGGTGGTCGGGTTCGCGTTGAGGGCGACGAGGATGCGCCGGACGGCGAATACGTCGTTGGTGACGTTGACAATGACGACACCGACAAGCGCGTCATGGTCGAGTCCGAGGAAGGATTCCTAGGGTTCGTCGCCAACACCTCCATCAAAGAGATCATCAAGGACTGACATGTCCCGCCCTCCTGAAGTGGATGGTCTGATCGAAGAGGCGAAGCGGCAGTGTGAAGGCTGCCGCGTCGCATGGCGACTGGACGGTTGGAAGCATCGAACTCCAGCCAACACAGAATGCACCGCAAAACCAACCCGACAACATCTTCGCGACATCGCGGCAGGCCTTAGGGCGATGTCTGCTGTCCGATCGTTTGCTTGAATGCAAGGATTTCCAATGCCAGACGTCATCCAGACCAAGTTCGAGCGCGAGTTCGGACCTGCCTTGCAGACCTTCTTCGAGGGCTGCGAGCGCATCAACCACGAGCACATGGACCAGCACTATCCACGGCTCCAGAAGCCGGAGTTCAAGCTCGAAGAGCTGAATGTTCGCTGGCGCGTCCGTCGTGACGGCAGCGTCCATGCCTTCGTCGACAAGAACACTGGCGACGTACTGATGCCAGCCAGCTGGTCGAAACCAGCCAAACACGCCCGCGGAAACATCTTCGAGGCCGACAACGGTCTCGGTCGGATGGGTCCGTACGGGCCAGCTTACCTCAGGGGTTGACCATGAGGATCTACACATCCAGCAGCGACCCGCTTGATTTCTGTAAGAGCTGCGCTCCCGACGAGGACGAGGCCGAGGAGCTATACACCTGGGCCCTGGACCGGACGGTCGAGGAGATTGCTTCGGCTACGACGAAGATCACCCGCCGTACGAGGGGTCCGGCTATCGCTGCGAGACCTGCGGCGAAGAGTTGACCGATGGGGACTGACCAGCAATGAGCGAGCGATACGTCCACCTCATCGGAGCGGAAGATGTCCGCTCCGCAGCCCACACCATGTCCTCCGCCGCCTCCGACATGCGGTCCGCCGCGGCAACGATCTCTCACGCATTCGAGATGCACCAGCGCTTCCTGGATGACTGGCTGATGCGCCTCCAGGACGCGATGAAAGGAAACAACGATGTCTAAATTACTCACTGAACTGCAGGAGCGGATCCTAGCTCGGGTGATCTCCATGTCCGTCAGCGAGACCTTGTATCTCACGGACGGGCACGTCAATTCGCTGAACAACCTGAAGAGGAAGGGATTCATCGATCCGAATGCCTACTCCTGGCTGAACACCTTCCAGGTTACAGAAGCAGGCAAGACCGCCTTCTTCAGCGACAACGGCGAGGTTTTCGCGATCCAGGATATCTACGACAACAGCTGGATCATCTTCGAGGATCGAAAGGTGATCGCCAAGCCGCGCAACGAAGAGAATGCGAACCGCATCGTTGCCGCGCTGAAAGCACTCCGCTCCCAGGAACAGCGGCAAGCGGCCTGATTTGCTTTTTTTGCAAATATCAGTTTGCTTGAATGCAAACACAATGCTATCCCGACCAGCCAACTCACCGAGACAGGACCCATGCAACCCGCAGTTTACGTTCCCTCGCCGCAGCAGGCGGCATTCATCGAAGAAGCCAGGACCGGCGATGGCTCGGTCATCCTCGTCGCCGTGGCCGGCGCAGGCAAGACCACGACGATCCTGGAGGCCGTCGACAAGATGCGTGGGAGCACCATCATCCTGGCCTACAACAAGAAGATCGCCGAGGAGATCAAGGCCAAGCTGAAGAAGCGAGGCGTTGACTGGAAGAAATGCGAGGCAGCCACCGTTCACTCGATCGGCCTGCGGAACTACAAGCGTGCGGTCCCCGGCGTCATCGTCAAGGGCGATAAGGTTGGCTCGATCTGTGCCGGCTGGGTCGAGGACGACGAGATCCCGATTGAGCTGACGAAGTTCACCTCGACCATCTGTCACCTTGTCTCGCTCGCCAAGGCCAACGCTGTCGGCGTTCCCGGCCAGGGCCACATCGACGACACCTCAATCTGGGAAGACATTGTCGACCACTTCGATCTGTTCGATGAAGAGCCGATGCAGAAGAAGGCCGACGAGATCATCGAGTGGGCGATAAAGCTGCTCAAGGCCTCCAACGAGCTGCGCCAGATCGTCGACTTCGACGACATGATCTACCTGCCCCTGCTCTACCAGATCAACTGCTTCCAGTACGACGCTGTCGTAATGGACGAGGCGCAGGACGCCAACCTATGCCGCAAGCTGCTGGCGGACATGCTGCTGAAGGAAACCGGCCGGTTCATGGGCGTCGGTGATCCCCGCCAGGCCATCTACGGCTTCACGGGCGCCGACAACGACAGCATGGAGAACCTGAAGGAGTACTTCCAGGCTAAGGAGATGCCGCTCACGGTCACCTACCGGTGTCCGAAGGCTATCGTGAAGTTCGCCCAGACCTGGGTCGATCACATCGAGGCTCACGAGAGCGCGCCGCAGGGCACGATCAACATGATGACCTTCGAGGACTTCATGGTGAAGCGCGAGCTGCACAATGGGGACTCCGCGATCCTCTGCCGCAACACCCGTCCGCTGGTGTCGGCTGCCTTCGCCCTGATCCGTAAGAACATCCCATGCCGGATCGAAGGCCGAAACATCGGCGAGGCCCTGATCAAGCTGGCAACCCGGTGGAAGTCGATCACCACCATCCCCGAGCTGGAGGACAAACTCGAGGAATGGCTCGACGCCGAGACCGCCCGCTGGATCGCCAAGAAGAAGATGGCTCGCGTCCAGGAGGCCGAGGACAAGTTCGAGACGCTTAAGGTCGTGATGGACGCCTGCCTGGAACGCAAGCAGCACCTGATCACCGACGTCGTCGCCTACATCAACTCGATCTTCGCTGACGACGTGACCGGCATCCTGACGCTCTCGACGATCCACAAGTCGAAGGGTCGGGAATGGAAGACCGTGCTTTGGCTGGACCGGTTCAATACCTGCCCATCCAAGTTCGCCTCGATGGCCTGGGAGATCCAGCAGGAGGACAACCTCTGCTACGTCGCGGCGACCCGGTCGATGGACACCCTCGTGGATCTGTTGCCGCCGCTGCCGAAGCAGAAGGCTGCCAACGACAATAAGGAGCAGGAGAAGGAGAAGGCAGCTTGATCCCCAAGCATGTCATCTACCCGCGAGGGCCGGCACCAGCCGGCACTCCGGTGCTCTGGCGGTGCGAGGCCAAGCGATACGCCTACTGTTCAGATCCCGATCGAGACGTGTGGGGCGTGACAGATCCCAAGCTTGAAATGTGGTGGTGGGAGATCGACAGGGCCACACCCAAAGGCGCCTGGGTGTGTGGCCGGTTCGTCCTGCTGACAGCAACAAAGCGTTGGGCCGTCCCGACTGAGGAAGAGGCCCTCGAATCCTTCATGGCCAGGAAACGGAAACAGATCCGCATCCTGTCCACCCAACTACGACGCGCTGAGGCCGACCTGGCCCTCGCCTATCCGAAAACCCATGCCTTGGTGCTTGCATGAATGCTAACGAGGAGAGACCTGTGAACGGTTTTGTTCTGTATCGTGGCCCGTCGCTGATCGACGGCGCGCCTATTGTCGTCATCGCCACTGGCCTGGAAGACGGCGGCAGCAATTCGAAAACTGGACCAATGGTCCAGATCTACATTATTCGCGCCGACCAGAACCCTCTGCTCGCCGCCCAGAGGGGCGATGACGTCTCGGTCTGCGGTAGCTGCATCCACCGTGGCCGGATCATCACCGATCCCAAGACTGGAGAGCTGAAGAACGTCGAGCGCTCCTGCTACGTCACGCTGATGCATGGCCCGCGCGTCATCTGGGATGGCTTCCAGCGCGGCATCTATCCCGAGGTAACTCCTGCCAAGGCCCGCAAACTCCTGGCCCGCAAACGAGTGCGCGTCGGGGCTTACGGCGATCCTGGAGCTGTGCCGATTAAGGTCTGGCAGACCTCCCTCGCCCAGGTCGACGAGCTGACGGGCTACTCGCATCTATGGCGCAAGTATCCCGAACTTGCGGAGTTCTGCATGGCCTCCTGCGACAGCGAGGCCGATCGCATCATGGCCAAGGCTCTCGGCTTCAGGACCTATCGCGTCCGTCCGAAGGGCGAGCCCAAGGCGGCCGGCGAAGGCCACTGCCCGGCTGGAGCTGAGATGGGGAAGGTCACGCAGTGCGCCTACTGCCTTCTCTGCGGCGGTCATCGGTCCGGCGGCAAGGCCGACATCACCATCGAAAACCACGGCACCGGAGAGAAGTGGTTCGAGAAGCGCGCGAAGGAGACCGCTCATGCGTAAGCCCCCGAATAGCCCTTGGGACGCCGAGCTGCTCGACGACGATTTCGACGACACGAGCATCACTGAGGCGATCAACACGAGCAGAGGTGAGAACCGATCAACGCCGCGTCACAGCGGCGAGTACCGGCGATCGAACCGCTACGTCGAAGATGGGTACGGCGAACTGGACTTCGCCTGAAGGGAAATCAATGCCGCAGTTTCGCGTCTACGGAGTCGTCTCCGGCAGCAAATATCTCGGCGTGTTCGAAGCCAAAACCAAGGAGGAGGCCATCAAGATGGCCACTCCGGAAGCGTCCGTCTGCCTCTGCCACCAGTGCAGTGAGGAGTGCGAGGACGCCGAGATCCACGAAATCATCGCAGAGGAAGAACAATGACAACCGCTACTTTCGGCGCGTCGATCAACGTCGACGCAAGGAAGATCACCGACCAGATCGTCGCCGCTCTCGAAGGCGGGTCCGGCTACTGGATGCAAAGCTTCAAGCCGGAGGGCGACATCAAGACCGATGTTTCTCCCTGGTACGACGACGAGAAGATCTGGGCCGGCGACTTCAAGATCCGTGTCCAGATCTACGAGGACGAGGACGTGCTGTTCACGCCGGAGAAGCTCCGCAAGGGCATCCAGTGGCTCCTGGACAACCACGCCTGGCGCATCGAGCAGATCGTCAAGGAGAGCGGCGACGCCGAGACCGGTGACGTCTTCGTGCAGGCCTGCCTGTTCGGAGACATCGTCTATGGATAGCCCCGCATTCAGCCACCGGCACGGCCTAACCGAGTCTGCCGGCTTCAAGCTTGGTCAGCGCGTCACGATGCTAACCGAGACGATGGGCGCCGATCACGAAGACGTTGAGCACACGTTACCTCCAGGGAGGGACGGCATCATCGAGTGCATCGAGCATCTCGCACCACCGCAAGGGCTCACCTTCACGATCTGGATCCCCGTCAACGAGCTGGAAGGGCGCGGCATCGTCAACGTGCTCGACGAGGGCGACGGTCCAATCAGCAATTTCATCGCTAACAAGGAGACACCATGAAGTCGAAGTCCATGGCGCTGTTCGTCGTGTGGGCGCTCACCAAGCCTGGTCCGGCATGGCGCCAGGTTTCCGAGGCCAAACCTCGATCCGAGCTGGTGCTGGTCGTTCGAGATCAGTGGAAGCGTGGGCGGCGGGCGCAGTTGCGTACCGCAAAAATCGCGGAAGCTGCATAAAATCAAATTTACTCGTGGGAAAGTAAATGAGTGTCTATCTACTACACATCGAACCTAGCTACCAGCATGCCGGTCACTATATCGGGTTCTGCGAAGACGCCACTCCTGATCGGAGACTTGCGCAGCACCTCGCAGGACGCGGATCCCCGCTGGTAAAAGCAGCCATCTCCGCTGGCAGCCGAGTCGAAGTTGCACATTTCTTTCCGGGTGCATCACGCACCTTTGAAAGGAAACTCAAGAACTGGGGTAGCGCGAGAAAATGGTGCCCCACATGCGGGACCGGCGCTCGTCCGATCCCGGTATGCAACGATGTCTGAATCAGGTCTCTTGCTGCGCGAATGCAGTTCTCTAACGATGGATCGTTTTGGAAATGGCGAGCCGTGCATCTGAGAAGTACCTGCGTGGTGAGGAAGTAAGGGCGTTCCGAATTTCAAAAGGCCTCACCCAAACCGAGCTGGCCAGATGGCTCGGGCTCACGCCCCAGGCAGTCGGAAAGTACGAACAGCGTGGTGTGACGAGGGTGACCGCCCTCGCTCTCGCCGCAATCAACCGCGGATTGCCCCCATTCAAGCCGACGAAGGATGACTTCAAGGCCGTGGAAACCCATGATCGGATGAGGTCACTCCGCAGCGAGGAGGAAGTATGAACAGGAAGGCCACAGCGCCTCCCGCAGTGCCTAAGCCGCGGGCGATCAACCCTCGGTTCAAGGATCGTCTACCGGCCATCATGACGGAGATCTGTGACGGTCTCGTGGTGATCGAGCCGGTGATCGATCGGATCAACGTGCAGCTTCGGGAGTTTCTCGACTACCTGGACTTCGAGATCAGGAAGACGGACCTGGAGATCCGCGCGATCGAGTGGCAGTCGAAGGTCGACATGGACTCCCTCAAGGAGGCAAAGGCCTGGCTGGATCAGCTGCAACAGCTCAAGACGGACTTCAACATCGCCATCATGACGTCGCCGCCGGCAACCATCCGAGCTATGGTTGAGCGCGTGACGAAGATGTTCGAGTGTGATTGGTAAGTCAAAACTGACTTACCAATGCTCACGACTTGACGAAGATCACCACGATGGCGATGTCCTGGATGTCGTCGAATTTCACGACCTCATCCTCAGTAGCCGGGACCGTCTTTGACAGCTTGAGGCCGGCTTCCGTGATATCCATCATAAGACGCACACGGGACTTCCCGTTCTTATCCGTCACCAATACGGTGTCGCCTGGAACTGGGTCTCGCCGCTTGCTGGCGAACATCAGCGATCCGGACTTGAACCACGGATCGAAGGTGCTATCCGGCATGTGGAAAGCGAACGCCGTCTCGTCGCCATCAAGCTGAGGTGGCGCAGGAACATATGCATCCCGGCCCGCCACCGTCGCCTGAAGAGAGGCCGGCAGCGTCGATACATGCTTCAGCTCGACAGTAGACACCCTGGCAGCACGGGCCCGGCGACCGACGTCGAGACCGTTATCGTCCGCCCCTCCACCCTCGGTGTCCTTCGCTCCGAGCGCCGTCATCACCTTCTTCGGGATCGGATATCCGGAGCCATTGGCAATCTTTTGCAGGGTGGACACGGTCGGCACAAAGGGATGCTCGGGATTGTTGAGCAACCGCAAGACTGTCGACGGCGCAATCTCTGAATTGCGAGCCAGGTCAGTGCCGTTCCACTTCTTCCGCTCCAGGATGTGGTCGATCCACTCGATCACGATCGCCTTGGCGGGGGATACCTTCTTTTTCATTTCATTCGCCGATAATGTCATTTGCGTTTTTCGATTAGCTCGGTTCGCATAAAAAATTCTTAAGTGGTCCCCTTGAGGGGATTCTGTGCCTAGAAAGTGGCTTTTGCTCTAAGATTTGCAGACATCGAACCGATTTCCAACCGTTTGCGTGGATGCTAACACGGGTGCACTACGACAGCTTTCGCACGATTGCAAACGGTTTTTTGTTCCCGTTTCGTACGTGACAGGATAATTCGGACGAAAAATCAACCACTTAGGTGACTGGAAAATAATTAATCTCAACAAGCGTTTGCTGCCGTAGCCTTCCACAATGCAAGCAGCTGCTTAAATTCAGGCGTTTTGATACCAGCATGAATGACTGCGCACGAGTCAGCGGCGTGCTCGTTGTCGACGTGCAGGCCCCCTGCCCGGTTCACCACCTTCCCCGTTTTATTGCGGGTGTCCTTCTCGTACCGAAGCCAGCCCGCCTCTGGATAGCGGTCCGCAGCCCAGGCGATGATCTCCGGCTTCTCGGCCGTCTTCGTTCCTACGCTGGCGAGCTTGGTTTCGACCGGCATGACCTCGATGATCGGGATCTTGCACGATGCCAGGACACCCAGAGCCACGCCAAAACCGAGCGCAGAGCGCGCGTGCTGGGCTCCGGAGGGTATCTCACCGAAGGCCACTGTGCAGCCTTCCAGCTCCTCGTGGAGCGCGTCATGAAGCTCCCTGGCCCGGCGTAGATCGTCGCTGTTCTGGCGCACCACCTTGCGTTTGCCGGCCTTCTTCTCGGTCACGACGGTCCTGATGCGCTCAAGGCTCAGCCCGAGCGACTCGAGGTCGAGGCGCATTCTGGAGATCCCGAAGTGCGCGAACGCCGGGTCGAGGCCGGCAACTAGGATGGAACCCATTCTGGTGTGTGACTCAAAAGTCGCAACCACGAAATGTCGTGGCTTGCATTCTTGCTTGCATTCATGCAAATACAACGCCCCGCGCTTGGGGTCAACCCCTCCGGGCAAATCAACGGAACCACATGAGCATCAGAGCTATCAACTGGGCCATTCATCTCGGCGAGCGCGAAGGCGTGACCCCGACGATGCGCCACTTATTGCTCGTCCTGGCCAACTTCGCCAGCGACGAAGACATCTCTTATCCGCGGCAGACGATCATGGCCAAGATCACCGGCCTGTCCCGCGTCGCAGTCAATCAAAACCTGCAGAAGCTCGAAGACGTCAGGCTGATGACGGCCACCGGCCGGAAGCATGCGTCCGGCGGTACCAGGTCGTCCGAGTACAAGCTGCACATCGAGGAGAACCCGGCTGTCGATCAGTCCCAATTCTACAGGGGTGTCAACGACGTTAACACCGGGGGTGTTAAGCCCGTTAACAGGGGAGTCAACGACAACGACCCCGGGTGTAAAGCTGGTGAACAGAGGGGTGTTAACGACGTTGACACCTTGAACCATACCTTAGAACCAGACTCCGAACCGAAAGCACGAACCAGCAAGACGCGCAAGACGAAGCCCTGGCCGGAGGACTTCCGCGAGCAGTTCTGGAAGCGATACCCGAAGAAGCCGGGTGACAGTCGCAAGGCCGCCTGGACGAAGCTGGAGAAGATCGAGCGCGACGACGAGGTCGAGTTCGAGGATCTCATGACCGGCCTCGGCTACTATGCCGACCGGATGGCTGCCGACGTCAAGGCGGATGCCAAGAACGTCAGGTTCATCGCCGCAGCCGTCGTCTGGCTAAACAACGCCAGGTGGGAAACCGAACGGGCGCCGCCGCCGAAGTCGCCAGGAAACGCCTGGTCCGGCGTCAACGGCAAGCGTGTGACGGCGATCTGACATGGCCAGCGTGGATGTCGAGAAGGTCCTGTCCGAGGAAGGGATCAAGCTGCGGTCCATCAAATTCGGAAACCAATATGCGATCTGTCCGCAGTGTTCGCACAAGCGGAAGGGCGCTCACAAGAAGATCCGCTGCCTCAGCGTCAAGATCGACGCCAGCGGAGTTGTTTGGAACTGCAAAAACTGCGGATGGGTAGGTTCAGAGAATGCTAAGCGAGAAGCACGCGAAGGGGATCGAGGACAGAGGCCTCAACGTCGAGATGTCGGCGGCTATGGGGCTATACAGCGCGCGTCGCTTGCGCGATGGGTCAATCGTCCCTGACGAGAACGGCAGCATCCTGTGCTGGCCGTATTTCGAATACGGCGAGGAAGTGAACACCAAATACCGGTGGGCGCAGGATGGTCAGCGTCGTTTCCAACAACGCCCCAATGCGCCGAAGACTGTCTTCAACGCGGACGTGCTGCTCAATGAGCAGTCGCTGATGCAGCTCGAAGTCGGCCAGGAGTCGCTGATCTGGGTCGAGGGCGAGTTCGACGTGCAGGCCGGCAAGGAGTGCGGCTACGAGCACATCATCTCGGTGCCCGATGGCGCTCCCCCTGCCCGCGACGCCAAGGGGAAGCTGATCCATGTGCCGGACGATGCCAAGGACATAGATCCGGAGGACGACGACAAGTTCGCGTTCTTGGGTCGGCTGATGGGGCCGATCATGCGGGTCAAGCATCACATCGTCTGTACTGATGCTGACGAGCCAGGCCGCCGGCTGGCGAAGGAGCTGGTCAGACGCATCGGCGTGGCCAAGTGCTCCTGGGTCGAGTACCCGAAGGACGAAGTGGTCCCCGACAAGAAGAACAAGGGCAAGCTCAGAGCCCCGAAGGACCTCAACGAGGTCAAGCAGTATCTCGGCGCCGAGCGCGTCCGTGAGATGTTTGACAACGCCAAGCAGTGGCCCGTCACCGGTCTGTTCCGCCTCTCCGATTATCCGGAGATGGAGATCCCGACCATGTGCGAGATCGGCCTGTCCGATGAGCTGGACAAGCTGATGAAGTTCTACGCCGGCCAGTTCGTGGTTGCGACCGGTGTGCCAAACGTCGGTAAGTCGACCCTGATCAACCAGGCTGCGGTTCTGCTGGCGAAGAAGCACAAGTGGCCGGTCGCAATCTTCTCGGGCGAGAAGGACGTCAAGCCGTTCCTGGCGCACGAGCTGATGACCGCCTTCCTGGACAAGGAGCGCGCGGCATGGACGTTCGAGGAGAGGAAGAAGGCCGAGTCGTTTGTCGAGCGCTATTTCCAGTTCATCGACTACGACGAGACAGCGGACTTTGATATCGATCTCGACTTCCTGATCGACCGTGCCGCGACCGCAGTGTTCCGTGACGGCGTGAAGCTCCTGGTCATCGATCCCTGGAACGAGCTGGAGCACAGCCGGCCGGGATCGATGTCGATAACGGAATATGTCGGCAAAGCGATCAAGAAGCTGAAGCGGTTTGCCAAGCAGTTCGGTGTCTGCGTCATCGTTGTTGCCCACCCGACGAAGCTGGACCCGGGCACCATCCCCGGCCTGTACAGCATCTCGGACTCGGCTCACTGGGCGAACAAACCGGATCTCGGCATTGTCGTCTATGCCGACGACGACGAGAACCCGAACAGCCGAAAGATCATGATCCCGAAGGTCCGTCTCAAGCGCATCGCCGGCAACACTGGAACGGCGCCGATGTCCTTCGATGAGCGGACCGGACTCTTCGTCGCACCAGTTTTCTGAAATAATTCTTGCATGAATGCAAACGCTCTGATAAATGCAAACCGTAGAAGGAGAACTAAATGGCCTCAAGTTTGAACCGTGTGGAGCTGATCGGGCGGCTCGGTAAAGATCCCGAGATCCGCAGCCTCTCAAACGGCTCTGCCGTCGCTAACTTCAGCGTGGCGACCAGCGAGTCCTGGAAGGACAAGCGATCGGGTGAGAAGGTCGAGAAGACCGAGTGGCACAACATCGTCGTCTGGAACGAGAAGACGATTGAGTTCGTCGAGAAGTGGCTCAAGAAGGGCGACCTCGTCCGCCTAGAAGGTAAGCTTCAGACCCGCTCCTGGGAAGACAACGACGGCAACAAGAAGTATGCCACCGAGGTCGTGATCCCGGCGTTCGCTCCGATCGACGCGCTGATGAAGCTGTCGTTCGATAACGACAATAACCGCGGCGGTGGTGACGATGACCGTGGCTCCAGCCGTGGTGGTCGCTCCAACAGCCGTGACGATGACCGTGGTGGCAACAGCCGTTCCTCGGGCCGTTCGTCGAGCCG